GATTCTTGCTGCCGTCGAACATCAAGGCCAGTTACGAAGGCGCCGGAGAGGGACGCCGATCCACAGGCTGGGATGCTCCCGACAACGGAATCAATAGCATCAACACCCCGGCGTTGCGCAACTTGCGGTCGCGCTCCCGGGCAGCGGTTCGTAACGACCCTTACGCCTTCAACGTGATCGACAAACGCGTCAGCAACCTGATCGGCACGGGCATAACGCCGAGGCCGAAAACAGACGACGAAGCCCTGCGCAAATTGCAGCAGGAACTCTGGGACGATTGGGTCGATGAATCAGACGCCGATGAGCGCACCGACTTCTATGGCCAGCAGGCGTTGGCGGCTCGTACGGTAGAAACCTCGGGCGAATGTTTTGTTCGCCTGCGACCGCGCAGCCTGGATGAAGGTCTCGCGGTACCGTTGCAGCTCCAAATACTCGCGCCGGAGTTCGTGCCACATGACAAATACGAAACCACAAAAGCCGGCAATATCGTCCGCGCTGGGATTGAATTCACGCCCGACGGCAAGCGGGTGGCGTACTGGATGTACCTGTCGCACCCGCGCGATGCGTCGTCGCTGAACGCTGGTTACAACCAACTGGTGCGTGTGCCTGCTTCACAGGTGCTGCACATATTCGAGCCGGTCGAACCCGGCCAACTCCGCGGCGTACCGCGACTGTCGCCAGTGCTTAAGCGCCTACGCAGTCTCGACAACTACGACGACGCGGTGCTGTTTCGCCAAGAGGTCGCCAACCTGTTCGCCGGCTTCATCAGTCGCCCGGCACCGGACTCCGGTCCAGTGCCGAGAGACCCAGTCACCGGCCAGCCGCTAAGCCTGGATCGCGACGGCTTCACCCCGATGGTCGCGCTGGAGCCCGGCACCATGCAGGAGCTGGGGCCAGGTGAGGAGGTTGAGTTCTCCAAACCACCGGATGCCGGCAACAACTACCCGGACTTCATGCGGCAGCAACTGATGGCCGCTGCGGCGGGAACGGGCACGCCGTACGAGATCCTCACCGGCGACATGCGCGAGGTTAACGACCGGGCGCTACGTGTGGTGCTCAACGAGTTTCGGCGCCGCCTGGAACAGCTGCAATTCAGCGTCTATGTCCACCAACTCTGTCGCCCAGTCCGGGCCGCATGGATGGACATGGCCGTGTTGTCGGGTGTCCTGGTGCTGGACGATTACGCTAAGAAGCGCCGCAACTACCTACGGACTCGATGGGTCCCGCAGGGCTGGGCCTACATCCAGCCGGTGCAGGACGTACAGGCGCGGCGGATGGAAGTGCAATCGGGCTTCGCTTCGCGCAGCGAGATGGTCCTCCGCACCGGCTACGACGCGGAAACCGTTGACGCAGAAAACGCCGCCGACCTGGCCCGAGCCACGAAGCTGGGCCTCAACTACACAACCCTTGAAGCCGTCGAGGTGCTCGACGACAAGGAGCAACCATGAGCAAAAAAGCGCAGCCGCGCATTTACGACAAGGCCGGTAAGCGAGTCCAGGTTCAGGACAAAAGCTGGTACACCGTGCAAGCCAGCGGCGAGGCCGAGCAACGCACCATCGAAGTTTTTGTCTATGGCGAAATCGGCTACTGGGGGATCACGGCCAACCAATTTGTACAGGATCTGCGCGCCATGGACGACGGCACCTCTCCCGTCATTGTCGCGTTCAACAGCATCGGTGGCGATCTGTTCGACGGACTCGCCATGCACAATGCACTGTCGCGCTTGGGCGAGCGTTGCACGGGTCGCATTGATGCGTTGGCGGCCAGCGCAGCCAGTGTCGCCGTGTGTGGCGCGCACAAGGTTGTGATCGCGGCCAGCGCGATGTTGATGATCCACAACCCATGGACCTATGCGGCGGGGGATGCCGAGGACTTCCGCAAGGTGGCCGACGTACTCGACCAGACCATGGAAGCAATCATCGCGGCCTATAAGGCCAAGGCGCCAAATATCGATGAGGTTGAATTGCGGCGCTTGGTGGCCGCCGAAACCTGGCTCACCGCCAATGAAGCCGTGGCTCTTGGGCTGGCCGATGAAGTCGGCGACGGGGTCAAGGTCAAAGCCTGCCTCGGCCAAGGCGGCGTGTTGCAACGTTACCAGCATGCCCCGGCCGATTTGCTGGCCCAGCTCGACGAACCACCAGAGCCTGATCCTGAATTGGACCCAGATAAACCGCCACCGACGCCGCCAGAGGCTGACTCAACCAAGCTGGCTTTAATGATCACCCAGCGTTGCGCGGAGGCGGGGATCAACAACCTGGTCGCGCCACTGCTCAGCTCGACCAAGCTCGAAAGTGAGGCAGTTGTCGAGGCCGGTCTGACACGCGCAAAGGCGGTGAATGACCTCTGTGTGGCGGCGCGCTTGCCAGAGTTCAGTGCCGAATACGTCTCGGCGGGGCTCGATGTGGCAGCCGTTCGGGCGCGACTGTTCGACAAGATCGTCAGCAGCGGCAAGGGCTTTGAAATCGACAACAGTCTGCCGCTGGACGACGACCCGGCACCCAAGGTGCAGGCCAAGAAAATCGATCAGCCCTCGATCTGGTCCGCCCGCCAAGCCGCGCAGACCGGTACACCTCAATCCGCTAAAGGAGCAAGACGATGACGATTCAACGAGAGCCGATGCACGCAGGTGAATTCCTCCTGTCCGAAGCGGCCGGCACTATTTCCCGTGAAGCCATCAACGTCGCTGCCGGTCCTGCCTTGGAGCCGGGGCAAATTCTCGGTCTGGTAAGCGCGACCGGCGAATTCGTACCGTATACCCCGACTGCCGAAGATGGCAGCGAAAATGCGATCGCCATTCTCTACGGTCCACTCGGCCAGTCGGATGTGGTCCGTCGCGGACGTGCGGTGGTGCGTCTGGCCGAGATCAGCGAAGCCCACCTGACCGGCCTCGATCCAGCCGCGGAAAAAGCCCTGGCGGCCCATTTCTTGATCGTCCGCTAAGTCAATCACCTCGATTACTCAACCCGCCCTGTGCGGGTTTTTTGCTTTCTGGAGATAGCTACATGGCTGACATTGAAATTTTTAATGATGATGCCTTCTCGGTCTCTTCGCTGACCGCCGCCATCAACGAACAGGAATACCTGCCGGGGCGCATCAGCAGCCTTGGGTTGTTTCAGGAGGAGGGCATCACCACCCTGACGGTTCAAATCGAAAAGGACGGCGACACCCTGGCGCTGGTGCCGGCCGGTGAGCGCGGTACGTCTGGCCTGGTGGTCAGCGGCACCAAGCGCAACATGATCCCTTTCAACACCGTTCATCTGCCGCAGCGCTTCACCATCAAGGCCGACGAAATACAGGGCATTCGTGCCTTTGGTACTCGCTCCGAGCTTCAGTCGGTGCAGGACGTGGTCAACAAGCGCCTGGCCAAGGCTCGCCGCCAGCTCGATGCCACGCACGAGTTTCAGCGTATGGGGGCGTTGAATGGTCAGATCCTGGACGCAGATGGCAAAACCGTTCTGCTCGACATCTACAAGACGTTCGGCGTGACGCGTAAGAAAATGTCCATGGGACTGACCAATGCCAGTACCGAACTGCGTGTCAAATGCGGTGAAGCGCTGGATCTGCAAGAGGACGCTCTGGGCAGTATTACCAGCAGCGGTGCGCGTGCGCTGTGTGGCAAAAACTTCTGGAACGAGTTGGTCGTCCACCAGTCGGTCAAGGAAACGTTCCTTAACAGCCAACAAGCGGCGGCACTGCGTGGCGATGCCCGGGAAAGCTTCGAGTTCGGCGGCATCGTGTTTGAACGCTATCGCGGCAAGATTGCTGGCGTGACCTTCATTCATGACGACAAGGCGCTGCTGATTCCCGAAGGTGTGCCGGACCTGTACATCTCGGTGTTTGCCCCTGCCGACTACATGGAAACCGTCAACACCGAAGGCGTGCCGTACTACAGCAAAATCGAGCCGCTGCCGTTCAATAAAGGCATGGCCGGTGAAGCGCAGTCGAACCCGCTGCACCTGTGCACAAGGCCACTTGCACAGATCCTGCTGGAGCTCTGAACGTGAGCTTTCGCGATCTGATTGCCGACGTCGATGCGGTGGTGTTCGAGACGCTAGGCGACAGCGCCCGAATCGAAGGCCGAGCGGAACCCGTGCTGGGAATGTTCGCGGCGCCTTGGCTACAGCCCCAGTTCGGCAAGCTCAACACCGGGTTGCGTGAGCCCCGGTTCGAGATCCGCGTCAGTGACTCGGACGGTTTGCAGCAAGGGATGCTGGTCAGCGTCGATCTTCCCGCGCTGGATGGCGGCGGTGATTACGACCTGCTGCAGCTGGAACCGAGCGGTGACGGCCTGGTCGCCTTGATCCTGAGGATGCGCGCATGAGTGTCGGCAGCTACTTCAAGCCCTCGGCCGGTGACGGGATGATTTCCATCCAGTCCTCTACGGCGGACTTGAAAGCGTTCCAGGACTTCGCCACGTTGGTGCCTAAGGCCGCCGCAGCCGCCCAACGTCGGGCGATCAACAAAACGCTGGGTTGGCTGCGCACGCATATTGCCCGGGCCGTCAGTCGGCAGGAACGCATTGCGGTGGCGGCGGTTCGTCAGCGCTTGCGCAGCTACCCGGTCTCCGGCGGAGCCACCAGCGGTAAGTTGTGGTTCGGTTTAAATGCGATCGAGTCGAGCCGAATCGGCCGGGCACGGCAGTCTGGCAGTGGTGTATCGGTGGCCGGCCGGCGTTACCAGGGCGCCTTTCTCAAGAAGGTCTACGGCAAAAAGCCCGACATCTGGATTCGCACTGCGAGCAAGCACTTCAACGCGGATGACTATCCCGATAGCACCGTGTCGTCCGGCGGCGCCAGTTCAGGGTGGGTTGCGGAAAACGGCAATCGTTTTCCGCTGGCCAAAGCCAAGGTGTCACTGGAACAAGCCCGGCCGCACTTCGACAGTTGGGTTAAACGCGCTGATGCGCGCCTGCTGGAAATCCTGCGGCAGGAATTCAACTTTGAGCTGCAAAAGTATTTGAAGGGGACAGCCAATGTCTGACGAGCCTTTTAGTCTCGACCAGCTTAACCGGGCAATAGAACAGAACCTGAAGGCTCATCTGCCGGGCGTTCAAGCGGTGACGGCGTGGCCCAACATCAAGGATCGCATTGCACTACCGGCGGTGTTCATCGAGTTGGCTGAGATGGAACCTGGTGTCGACATTGGAACGGGGCATACCACTCTGGTTTGCAAGTTCGAAGCGCGGATTATTGTCGACCCGATACGACCACAGCATTGCCAGCAAGCCGCGTACCTTGCGGCCCAATTGGCTGTGTTGTTACGACTGCAAACGTGGGGGCTTGAGGTAGAGCCCGCCGAGTTTGGCCAGGCGATGCAGGACTGGACCAAGCCGGAGCTGGATGGCTACGTGGTCTGGTTAGTGGAATGGACTCACCAACTCTACCTGGGTGTTGAGGAGTGGCCATGGCCGAATGAGCCGCCGGGCTCGCTGGTATTCGACATTGAGTCGGACGATGGGCCGTTCAAGCCGGAGGATCTGTGAGTTACGCCAGTGCCGAGCATGACCGCATGATCGCGGCCATGCTGATGCCCTGCGCGGTGGTCGGGGTGGATCTGACGGGACCGGCGGTGCGGGTGTCGAATGGCGAGTGGACGAGCGCCTGGGTGCGCTGGCACAGCCTTGCGGCTGGTAAGGCACGGCATTGGCGGGCGCCGAGCCTGGGCGAGCAGGGGGTGTTGTTCAACCCCAGCGGTCAGGCTGGTATAGGCACCTTTATCCCGGGGCTGTACGACAATGCTGGCGCGCCGCCGGATAACCGCGACCATGTGGAGGTT